CCGTGGCGGGCGGTAACGCATGGGGCAACGGGGCGAGCGTGGATGCGTACTCGACGCTCATTGATGGGGTGGCTGACAGTTATGGCGTCGCGGGGGTGTATCTGGTTGCGGAGTCGATGGGTGCCCTTGCGGGTGCGCAACTCGCCGCACGGGACGATGTGGCCGCGTGGGTTGCTATCTACCCCGTGTGCGACCCGTCCACCATCACGGAACCCGACCTTGTGGCACAGATCAAAGCGTCCGGTACGACGATCACAGCCCCGTTGGAATGGCCCGGGACGCCGCGTATGGTGTGGGCGTCGATGGGTGACACTCTTGTGCCGACCGCGTCGAACGCTGCCGTCTGTGCGGGCGAGTTCATCGAGACGGAGGGGAACCACGGCGACCCGTCAAACTTTGACGTGGTCGCCGTGGCTTCCTTCTTTGACGCGAACTAGGACGTGTGCGCCCAGTCCTGGAATCGGCTTGTCGTCGCGCTGTAGCAGTACATGCCGTGTCGCGTTCCGGTGTACGTCGCATCCGTCGCGGTCAGCACTGTTACCCCGTTGACCTTGCAGATGATCGATGACCCGGACAGGACGACACTGAGCACGTCACCCGCGACCATCGTCCCCGCCGCCGACGTTACGGTAGTGCGGGTGCTGATCGTCGGCTGCTTGCTGAGGGTCCATGTTGTGCCTGAGTTCCAGAACAGGTAGCCCGTGGACAGGTCGGCGGCGAGGCGGAATGCCAGGCCGGGAACGCTGCCGATTGTCGCCACCTTGAGCGAGAGCACGCCGTCAGCCTGCGCGTCATCGAGTGTGCAGTAGTTCCGGTCGGTGACGGAGACTGTCGGCCCGGAACCGCCCGCGTTGCGGGCGTAGGTTACACCCGCGTAGGCGGTCCACGCCTGCCCGCCCGTGGTCGCGTTGCCCATCGCACCCGACCCGGTTAGAGCGTCCGCGGAGTAGGTCGTCAGTACAGGGCCAGCAGTGGCCGTGTCCGTGGTCGACGGTGCCGACGTTCCCACACTGTTCGTTGCGAGAACCCGGAACTGGTACGAGCTCGAAGGGGTCAGGCCGGAACTGATCGACGTGGATGTGAGCGACGGCAGGACCGTCGCCCGTGTCGTCCATGTCGTACCGTCCGGGGAGGACTGCACAATGTAGCCGGTGAGCGTTGCGCCGCCGTCTGTGGTCGCGTTCCACGTCACCGTCACCTGATACCCGGTGGTCGCATCCACGCCCGTAACGGTCGCAGGGACCGTCGCGGAGGGGGTCGAGAACGCCGGGGTTGGCAGGGTGTACGCGGCGGGGACCACCATGCGGTTCAGCCCGTGTTGGAACGGTGTGCCGCGGAGTGCTTCGATGACCCGTGCTGCGAGGTAGAAGTTTCCCGCGTCGTTGAGGTGGGTTTCGTCGGTGGAGAGGTAGAGCGCCGGATCCCAGTCAGGCCCCGCGTCGGAGAGGACTACGTTGCTGTATTCAGCGGCGACCTCGGCTACGGCGGTGCGGAACGCGGGGAGCTTGGAGTTCTGTACGGTCCCGACCGATCCTGCCATGGTGCCGGGGACGTTGTGGACGATCAGCGGAGGTGTGGTCGACGGGACGAGGGAGCCGACGAGGGTTACGGTGCCCGACACGACCTCGACGCGTACCGTGTGATTGCCGGAACCGAACCCGGTAAGGCGTGTGGTGAGCCCGAACGTGTCAGCCCACCCGCTCGTCGTCACCGTCGCACGGACTGTGCCCGCAGCGTCGCGGATTCGGAACACACCACCAGACACGCCACCCTGCGAGACGATGACCACCTTGTCGCCCGTGAAAGCAATGTCGGCGTAGGAGTCCGCGGTGGACGAAACACCCGACGCCCAGTTGGGTCCGTAGACCACGTTCGTTGCGGCAACACCGGACACGTTCAACGCAGACAGGTACTCGTACGACGAACGGGTTGCCGCCTTGTAGGTGACGGTGTTGCGGTTCTGGAAGGCGTCGTTCAGGATGTTGTCAGCGATGAACACGACACCCCGACCGGGAGCAGTCCACGTCGCCGCGATGCGCTGCTGGATCTGATCCGAACGGGTGGCGGACACCGAACGATCCGTCAGCGCCAGGGTGCGCAGACGCGAGCAGACACGGAACATGAAAGCGCTGGTCAGGTCTGCCGTGGTCCCGACCGCGTTGTTGCCCCAGGAGTCACCGTACTGTGTCGCCGTGACCATCTCGAACGAATCGAGAATGGGCGAGTAGGTGGACGGGAGTTCGGTGATGCCGTCGAGCGCTTCAACAACGCCGTCCTCAATGTTGTTGAGTGCCGCCGCCGTCAGAGGGGTGGCCGTGGACGGCGCGTTCTGCCAAGTACGTCTGATGTAAACCATGGGGTCCTCCGGGAAAGGTGGGGGCTCAAATGAAAGAAGCCCCCACACGTGGAGGCGAACAACGGAAAGTGCGGGAAAGTCAGGCGGACGTGTTCGTGTTCGCCACAGCCAGAGTCCCCACAGGGATACCCAGGTAAGCGAGCACAGCAAGAGAAGCGACCAGCCAGTCAGGTTGCGTGACCTCGAGCGACGCGAAACCCACCTGTGTCGCCCCCGCCGCGATCAGCGCAACAACGTAGGCGCCGTAGATGACGGCGCGGGCGCGGGCGTCCTTCACGATCACGCCAAGCTGCGAAGCGTTCGGAATCGGGTTACTCATAGTTCCTCCAAAGGAAAACGCCCCCCGTAGGGAGCGTCGGCTAGTGCGTGTGGTAGTGCTCACCCGTCAAACACCGTTATCGAGAAGCGGCAACTTCCAATTCGGGCGAACAGGCGGACCAGGCGGATTCGGGATCAACTGCTCCAAACGGATGATGTGATGGATCATCTCCACCGTCTGCCGCTCACCCGCCCCAATCTGAGACTCAGCAGTAGCCAACCGTTTATGCACGGCCTCCAACTCGGCCTCGAGCGAGTCGACCCGTGTGTAGATCCGTGAGAGCTCAGCGTCCATACGATGATCGATACGGGAATCCGCGGCAGCTTTCGCGTCAGCCTGCGTCTTCCCCCGCGTGCCGAGATACGCGATCAGCGCGCCGGCAACGATGAACACCCCGCCCACGATGGGGTAAATGATTTCGGTCACCGGGGTCACTCAGCCTTGAGGGTCAGCCCGTCAAGAGCAGCCGCCGCGCCACGCTCAGCCGCAGCCTCAATCGCAGCCATATCCAAAGCAACACCCGACGCCGCAGTCAACTGCTCCACAACCTGAGCAATCGCCGCCAACTGCCCCGCCTGCTTCGCAATCAAAGTCTGGTTATGCGCCACGATCGGAAGAATCCCGTAATTGAACTTACGAGCCACACCATCAACCGTGACCGCACCACCAGTCCACACCGCCGCATAAGTGTTCTGATCGCGCACACGATCCGCGTCTGTATACATGTCGTCCTCCTCGGACTCAAAAGGGGTAGAAGAATCAAACGCAGGAACAGCCGACCAAGGATTCAGATCAATCACATGCCACGGCTCATCCGGGTAACCACGGGACCGCATAATCTGACCAGGCGCGAGACCCACCGCACGGCAGTCGTCAAAGAACGCACCCTGCCCGCCGTCGTTCTCGTACACCCAATCCCAGTTGCCGTAGTCCATCGCGAGGGTCTGCTTGCCCTCCCAGAACCCGCCATGCGAAGACGTGCCCGGTTGCGCGGCACCCATCCCCCACACCTTCCGGGCAATAACCTGCGCCGCATAGGGCCGGTACGCGGACCAACCCAGCGAGATAGCCAGGGTGCGACCCGTCCGCGCCTTCGCGCGTGACACCAACGCCAGATGCCGCGCATACGTAGCCGCGGACAGCGAATGATGCCAGTCACCGTCAGTCGAATTCCAGCCCCGCTTGAACGTCACCAGAAGCTCGAGCGGCACATACCCGTTCGAATAGGTGGGCATCACACACTCCGGTACTGGTACTGCATGTCAATGAAATCCCCAACAGCCCACGTAAACGGCCCCGTCGCAGAAAGGTTCGTCAACAGCACCTTCGGAGTAGACGAATCCAACGCATACGGCGACATCGTCGTAGTCGACGCCTTACGCACCGAACCCACCACAGACGCAGACGGCGAAGAAGCGTCATACAGGTAAGCCGTCGCCCGCACATCCACATTCGAATTCGCCGCAGTCACCGGCAACGAATACGCCGGCTGACCCGTGATCGTCGGAGACGTGTGACGGATCAGAACCTCAATAGACCCCGCATCGCGACGCCACACCGCATCCACCGTCCCACCCGAACAGTTCGTCAGCGTGGGGGTGTAGCTGCGCCAGTCGGACCAGATCGGTTTCCAGTCGGTCCCGTTGTGCTGGTACAGGATGTCGTCGGTGGTGTTGTACCACTGCAACCCGTTTCGGGCGTAGGCGTAGGCGGTCATGTCGGTGTCGTCACCGATGAGACGGGTGCCTACCTCGGCGGCGTACGCGGCAACCTGTGTCGGGTTTACTGCCACGTCGGGGGCGTCCGCGTCAGCGAAGATCGGTGCCCCGGTCGTCGGGTCGTTGCTTGAGCTCGCCAAGGTGTCCTCCAAATGACGAATGCCGCCCCGAAGGACGGCACTCAGTGGTTAGCGGAAAGGGGCAGTCAGACCGCCCGATCGATGAGATTGTTGGTGAAGAGTTGGTTGCGGATCCGGAGGGCAGCTTCGCCAGCTTCCTCGACATCCGCGTAGTAGCCGCCGAAGTAAGTCCGCCCGTTGTGCACTACCCGAGCCGCCCAACGCTTGTGGTAGGCGGACCAGCACACGCCACGAAAGCCGGACCGGTTATTGCGGAGCAACCCAGACAGGTTCTCCATGTTCTCCTTGTTGTTCACCAATTGCAGGTGCGTGGGATTGACGCACGCCCGCGTGTGGCACATGTGATCCACGAACATGCCCTCAGGGATATCTCCGTAGGCCAACTCGTAGGCGGCACGGTGCGCAAGGACGTGCTCGCCTTCGAAGCTGAGGATCCCGTACTGAGTGCTGATCTTCCCACCCGTCCAGATCCAGCAGCCCTCGCCCTTTTCCGTATACGCTTCGAGCTTGTCGCGTATGTCGCCGACGACCCATCGCCTAAGCGGCTGGACGCGGCGACCGAGGCGGATTTGCTCGTAGTGCGAGTTACACAAGCCCCTACTCTTCGCAGGCTTGACGCACTCCGGGCCTGAACACATACCTGGGGTAGACTGCATTGCAGCCCTCCAATCAACTAGACCTTGATGGATGGTTAGGCCCCGGCGAGAGTTCCACCTCTCGGTTTGGGGCCGTTCTCATTCTAGTTGATGCCTACGACACTCACCGTGTGCCGATGAGCCGAAGTGCGCCCGAAAGCGAATCGCTTGAGATCCCTCTCCACTTCGTGAACCCGCCCCCTGCGTCAGTGACACCGATCCCCCGCCCACCCGCAGCAAGATAATCAGCGAACGAAGTAGGCAACGGAACCCACCCACCACGCGGCGACAAACCGATAGCAGACGTAATCGAAGGCCCACCACCCGGCAGGGAAGCGTGCGCGTGAACACCGATCTCGCACGCGCCCGTCTGCGAAATCAGCGGCAGATAGATTTCGATGCGGGAGAACGTCGGCGCACCACCCACAGCGTCACGCACAGCATTCCCATACACCCACAAACCATTCGTGGACGTACCAGCCCACACCTCCGAACCACCGAAATAGTTCGAATACGAGGTTGACCACTTCCCAGAGTTCTCGGCACGCACCGTCAAATCGAACGGGGCAACACCGACACCGGGAGTAGACGGGGCAGCGGGCGCGGCAGGCGCGACCGACAACGCCCCCACAATCACCTCACGCTGCCAATCCACCGACACCACATCAGACACAACCGGCGTATACCAAGCCTCATAAGGCAGCAGATACGCAACCCCATCAACCGTGACCTCAGCCTTCGGTGTCCCCGTCCCCGTGATCGTCCCCAACGGGTTACGTGTCACCGCAGGCCCAATGACAGCCGGTTTCCCGTCACGCCACTCAACCTGCACAGTCCCACCCACCCGCGGCGGGTAATACCCCACACACGGCACACGAATCTGCGTCACCCCCGTATTGATGAGAGCAAACCCCTCATCCATCCCCACTAACGTCGCCGTGTGCGAACGAACCGTAGGAATCCGGGCTATCTGTTCCCGCAACCGGTCACCAGTCATGTGGAGCCCCTAACTGGTTTACAACGGTCGAAGAACGCGGAGAGTGCAATCCATCAGTTCGGAACCCGACATGGAAAACTTCACCAACCGGCCCGTGATCGGACGATCCCAACCCTCAAGGGTCAGCACATCCCCAAGCTCAGGGAGCGGGTTCACATGACACTGAATGGGTACGTCGTACTGTTGCGAAGACGTGTGCTGCAACCGCACCTCGAGCACCCGAGCCTCAGCCGCAGCCAACGTCTTCACCCGGTCATCCGTGATGTACAACGTGTTCTCACCGAACAGCCCCGAAGGTGCAAGGTCGCCCGTCTGAGCCTCAGACACCGCCCAAATCTCGTTACGGTTGTCATCCTCAAACTGGCCCACGACCACGTTGTAAACCTCGTCAGTATCAACCTCATACCCAACATCGGTTACAGTCCCGTCCGCACCGAAACGGATCGACCCCACAGGGTCACCCACCACATCAGGGACAACAACCCACGACCCCGACGAATCCACAAGAGGAACCCCGCCGAGCGTGTCACCCAGAAGCTGAACAGCAGCCAGCCGGCCACCCTTCTTCGCCTCATACACAACCGTCGTAGAAATCGTCTGATCGTCCACGGTCTCCCGCACCGGCATCCCCGTGATCCGACGCAACTCGTCAAAACACGACTCCGACTGCGGATGCTCCGGCGACCTAAACCCCCAACGGCGCACACGCTCCTCAAGCGAACGAAACTCCACCTGAACCCGAGTCGCCACAACCACAGACCGACCATCAACCTCAGTCGTGAAATCACGGGCAGACGGAACACTCGTCACCACAAACAAGCCCAACGGCACAGACTCCTTGAAGTCCCCCGCCGAAGGGTGAAACACCAGCTCAAGAGTCGCCCGAAACGGTGACAGCACACCCCGCGTACCCTCAGGCAGCAAAGACTCACCATTCACCGACTCATAAACAATCTCACCCGCACCCGTCATAGCAACCTCATTATCGAGATCACCACTCAACGACCACGACTCAAACCGCAACCCCTCCTGAACCCGCACCGCACCGTGAAACACATTCACCGTCACATCACGGGCAAACGAACCTGACAGAACATCCAGCAGTTCATCCGTGTGCCGTCTCACAAGTCCCCCAGTCAGCCGGCGAAACCGGCGAGATCGTATCTGCGATTGACAGCTGCGTTGCTGAGGTTGTCTGCGATGAGCGCCGTGTTCGTTGCGTAGTAGGCGTTCAGGTCGGCGTTCGTCAGCAGCGGGATAAACAGGCCAGGCACCGGGGGTGCAACCTCGTCACCCGTCATCCGCTGAATCGTGGACTCCCCACCCGTACGGATGTCAAGATCCTCCTCAGCAATATCCAACACACCGAGGAACAACGGCTTCGGGATGCGCATGTTCGACTCAAACCCGCCAACACGCAAACACAACACCGGAACCGTAGACGACGTATAGTCCCCAAGCATCGCCTGAACCTTGTCAGCCGACACAAGATCCGGTGCGTAAATGTCGTACGTGAAACCGCTCAGCCCCCGCCTACCGCGCGACAGCATCACACCCACCCGACGACCCAGAGGCCGCGAAATAGCCCCGTCAACAGGCCGTGACAGCGTCCGAGCCGACGAATTCACCGCAGACACCCGCACAGCCCCCTGCGGGTCCAACGGGTTATGCAACCACGAATACGCAGACAGCAAACCCGTACCAATCAACCCCTCATCAGGGAAGAAGAAATCAGACGGGTACAAGTCATCGTCAGGCACCGGCCCATCGATCACATCGGGCAGCGCGGTCGCGTCCGTGAACCCCAACGAGATCCCGTCCGCATCAAACATCTCAGCCCGATACGAAACCAGAATGTTGAAAGGGCACTCAAAGTCAATGCGGGTCAGCGAACCAGCCGTCGCAGCACGAACCGCACCACGCACCTGATACTCACGCGACGCAGCCAACCGGTACACCGTCACCGTCGCCGTAGTCGGCGCGAACTCGTCAAAGTACACCTCAACCCGAGGGGTCGGCGCATCATCCGTGTACGTCGTCAGCGTGGGGGCGTAGGCCATTACCTGATCCGCCTTCCAGCGTTATCGTTCCGGTTCGAAGTAGCACCGGCAACAGCGATCCTCGAGTCGGCAACACCAGCGGCCTGCGCAAGCAGATAGTCACCCGTGAACGGGTTCTGCACGTACGTGTCACCCATCGCAGGGATAGCCGCAGACGCAAGCCCAGCCGTGGCCGACCGAACCCGCGAATACCCCGACTCAATACCCGACGCCAACTGGTTAGAAATCGCCGTACCAGCCGTGCCGATCTTCGTCCACCCGGAACCAGACAGCGGACCCCACGCGGCAGGACTGTTCGGGAAGAACCCGGCGACGAAATCCATCACCCCGCCGACAGCGCGACCCACATCGCCGATCATCGACCGAATGCCCTCGGCGAACCGTCCCACGATGGAGCGCCCAGCGTTGAACAGCCGGTCGCCCAGCCCACCGAGAGCGGCACCAATCTTTCCTGGCAGCGACTGGAAGAACCCCACCGCGGCACCGATGTTCGCCCCAACCTCACCCGCGAAGTTGCGGACGTTGAAAATCCCCACACCGATCTGCCCAGCGGCACCCATCATCGAAGACTCAATAGCACGGTACAGATCGCCCCACGGGCCGGGGAGCTCAAGAACCTTCTCCTTGAACTCCTCCATCGACATTCCGTTGAGAAGCCCCACCGCGATCTCGATAAGACCAACTGTGCCGGTGAAGTTGTCGCCCGCTTCCTTCGCGAACCCACCGAACTCCTTCAACATGCCACCCACCGCGGCAATGCCCTCCTGAGTCTCCGGCTCATTGAACCAATCAGCGAAGTCCTCGAGCGCGGGCACCCCCTCATCGAGCAGGAACCCGACAACGTCCTCAGCGATCGGCAGGAACGCCTCACCCAGCTTCGTCGAAACGTTCTCGATCGACGCCGCGAGAGTGGCCTGCCGGCCGGCGAGCGTGTCCGACTCTTCCGCAAACTTGCCCTGCTGAATCGCCGTCTGCTCAAAAATCACAGCGTTCGCCGCAAGGATGCGCTGCTGCTGCGTCAGAGGCCCGTTGCCGTCATAGATGCCCATCTCCATGGCCTTGGCCTTGAGAGTCGCATCGTCAAGCAGGATGCCGTACTTGCGGAGCGGTTCGGACTCGCCACGCAGACCAGCCGAAAGCGCCTCGACTGCTTCTTCCGGCGTCGTGTTAGCGAACGCCGAAAGGTCCGCACCGAGCGTGATGAGGTTGCCCGAGAAGTCGACGAGATCGCCGTCAGCCAGCCCCGCCGCCTTACCGAAGATTCCGAACGTAGACGACGCCGACAGAATGTCGTTCATCGACTGTCCGACGTTCTCAGCGCCACCCGCAGCAAAAGCCTTTACAGCGTCCGCACCAAGCTTCCCGAAGACATCCTCAACAGCACCCTGCGCCTGCTGATAATCGGAAGCGTTCGTGATCGCATCACCGATGATGTTGCCCAGACCCGCCGCCGCCAGCACGCCACCGATAAGCGGGATCGCCTTACCGAACCCGGCAACGAACCCGCCACCTGCGGCACCACCAGCGGCCCCACCCGAAGCGATCGAAGGCCCCGCGAGTTGCTTATTCAGCGACCGCTCAAAGCCCTTCGCAGTCGGGATCACCTCAACATACGCCTCATAGAAGCTGTTACCCGCCATGAGGCCCCCTTTTAGGTGCGCCCGAACAGCGCCTTCACTTCCGCAGCAGTACGCGGCTTGTTCTTCCGCCGCCCCCCATACCTCTTCGAGGTTTGGAACGGACGCGGATACGGCTTCAACGACCGCTGATACTTCTTCGGCGTATTCGCCCGCGCAAACATGTCGAACTGGTCAACAGCGACAAGCCACTCACGCGACACCGGGTACTCCCACTCATTCACCCGCGCGAACAACCACGACCGGGTGTCACGCAGCAAACCCTGAACGAGCAACCACAGTTCGGGGACGCTCACCCCCCGGATGCCAACCCCGCAGATAGTGCGGAGGTCGTAAGCAACCTCGGACGGGTGGTCTTTCAGGAGTCGTCCGAGGGCTTGGATTCCCCCAGTGTCATCCCCGACCAGTTACGGAAGATCAGGAAGAAGTTCTTGAGCCCCACACGCGAAATCAGATCCGCAGTGTCCGGGTGATGATCCTTGGCCAGGTCCACAAGGTAGTCGCGCACCTTCTGCGACATCTCCTTATGGGGGAGCTCGATGAACTCCGTCAGCGGCCCCACATCATCAATCGTCACAGCGGGAAGCGCGAACTCCTGACCGCCATGCGTAAAGGTGAACAGGTCGTCGTCAGCAGACAGTTCCAACATGGGAGATTCCTTCCAAACGGGGAGAACGGGAGAATAAAAGGGGGCGGCAGGTCTCCCTACCTACCGCCCCCAGCCTTACTAGGGGGTGACGATGAGAGCAGAGATGAAGTGCTTCACCGAACCACCAAGAGCCGTGTTGTCATACGCGGTCATCGTGACCTCGTAACCAATCGCCGCACCGTTCTGGAACACCTGATCGCCAACCTCAGTGATCTGGCCGTCAGGGATGTACTTGCGGATCAGCTGGTCGCCGTCGATCACATCAACCACGTAGGAGCGGTGGGGGCGTTCCGCCGTCGCCGACGTGACAAACGAACCCTCGTCCGTGTCAATGTCAGCCGACGAAATCCCGTAATACTCCGACAGGGTGTCCTCGTTGGTCTGGATCAGGGTGAACGCGAAAATCGTCTCACCCTCAGTCGTGATCGTCCGCACAACGGCGGCACGCTGCCAGGCACGAATCTTCTCCGTCGTGACCGTGTTCGACTCCGTAACACCGTCCTCCGACACATACCCGAGGTCCACCCAAGGTGATGCAAGCACCGAGTCGATAGCGGTCGGGGCGGTCGAGCCAAGCGGGGCAGACGACACA